CTTCTATCATTCGTTTAAAATCAGTTCTCTTCTCAGTACTCGTTCCCGATATACCCTCGTCAGCATAGATATCAACCATCGTCCAAGTATTTTTACTTTGAATATAGTTTGTATAATAATTAACCTGCATTGAGGTCTCTGTTGGACTCGTTAGAAAACACATGGTTTACGGAAATTCGTTTCCCTGTTCCATGTGCGTGGTTGTTACTTCAATGTAAGTTTATTGAAAGCTATTGAACACGACACATTAGCCAACATTATCGGCTAGATGAGAGAACGCAATTACCAGTTTAATCAACTTGCATTTTTCCCATATCAAATCTAATATGGTTTCTGCTGATAAAAAATATTGGTTGTAAGTAATTATTACTTACAACCAACTGAATTCAAGAACCATGTTAAAATTAAGATGTGAGAATTTTAGGCCTCTTTCCTTAAATACAACCCATTTTGCAAGGCATTTAAAACCATCTTTTTTATTTCTTCCATAACCGTATATGTAGTCTTTTCAATTGCCTCGTAGGACGTATGATCCAATCCAGTTTTGCTAGCACCATGTGCTATATTGTTCCTTAAGTTGAGCAATTGGTCAATCATTCCGATATACGAGTCGAAAGCATCATACTGAAAACCTAGGCGATAAAGAATTTTCCGCAAAACTACAGGCTTTAAATTTGATTCCACATCCACGATATCTTCAGGAATATTGACAATTTCTAGTAAGAAGTTATCAAACTCTTTAACGAAATCTACTTGTCGCGCAAATCGATGCAATTTTTCGTCATCAGGCAAGGCTTTTTTAAAATATTTACATTTCTTATCTGAATTACTATATGCTTGGAATACTTCTGAAAGAGAACCAGCCGTCATAAAATCGTTAACAACATTTCTTGTAAGTTTTTCTTGGTTTATAGATTTCACATAGATAAGAAAAACAGTTTTACAAAAGCCTTCATAATGTGAGTACAGCATCACTATTAAGGTTTTTCTATAAAGTCTTTTTTTGTCGTCTTCATCGATTATGGCAAGCAGATTCTTTAAAAAACGAACTTCATTTTGTCTCCATGTTAGTTCCTCTTCTAGCTGAGCCATTATATCTAGCAAATTCATAATACTTGGCCGACCTTTATTTCAACGAAATTAATTCTGTCGTTTAATGGTTTAGAATAATTTTTCCCCCCACCAGTTGTGATTCTGCGAAATTCTGGATCACTTTTTATTGCCATAAAAGCTTCTGTTAGTTTTTCCAGAACTATAGTATCTACCGGATCTATCTGATCTAAATATGGCTGAATCCCAAGCGTAAAAGCTTCATAATGATAGCTTAAAAACTTTGAAACTAATGTTCCTTTCGAATTTGTTCCAGAGAAAGTATTCGTCCCCAAAGTTTCTTTCAGCACCTTAAAAGTCTTTTTAAAATTAACACGTTCTTTATCGTAGTCAAAAGTAACGTCAGTCTTTTCCGGGTCTGAAACACTTTCCATATATTCCGTCATAAAATCCTTAACGTCATGAACATATTTTTCCCTGTGATTTTTAAAGGTAAAAAAGCGCAGCACTAATTCCTGGTCTTGTTTTTGCTCTAACTTCTCTTCAGGGAAATTCTCGATACATTCCTTAAAATCCTCATTGTTGCTGCATTCAATAAGAAATTTATTGAATGTATCATCTAAGAGTTTAATTGTACAGTTTCTAATTTCCTGTTGACTCAGATATTCTCCACCAGTATTTAGTCGTTTAAACATATAATAACGAAGCCTTTGGTCACTTTCTTTCCGGAGTATTTCGACACGAATGAAGTTTCTCTTAAGCCTTATCTCTAATGCCTTTGGCAAGTCTTCATAACCATACCCATTTAATTCAGGAACAATATCACAGTCAGTTAGTTTAAGAAATTGTAAAGTTTCGTCCGAATTTCTTCGCAAGGGGTGTTGTCCCCGAAAATGCAAATATGAAGAAACTCGCTGCAAGCCGTCAATTAATTCATATACACCTTCTGATCGTTCAATTACGAATATAGGTGGTACTGGCATTTCTAAAATTAAAGATTCAATAAATCTTGACTGACTAGCTTCAGACCATCTAAATAACCTTTGGTATTCAGGGTCTATAATTAATTCTTCTTCCTTGTACATGTCCAGGATTTCGTTAAAGGATAAATCAAGACTTTTGGTTCTAATTTTCTCTATCTTTTGTTCAACAGCTTTTATTAGTTCAATTCCTTCTGCTTTTTGTAAAACTTCATCCATTCTATAACCTCCATTTATGATTAATTAGAGTTTTCTAAACAGTAGCACACTTTCAATTGCTTTCGTAGGTTTACGATACTTCTCTACGTTTTTATTAATGCTAGACATAGAATTCTTGTTTGGAAAATCTTGTTTATCTTCTAATATCCATGATAAAGAGTTTCCCATCTCTCTGTACATATTTACAAGGTCTATATGTATGTCTTTGTAATACGAATCCTGTATTACTAAAACACATTTCCCTTTATCTTTTAAAGTGCGGTCGATTTCCTTTAATGATCTATGAATACCGTCAAAATACTGAAGATAATTCTTGAAATAATAGGATTCTGAAGCCTTTGACTGGTGATTGCGAACTTGGTCTAAGAATTCCCCACAAGTACTTCCCCAGTCTTTTTCGATTCTTAAAATGGATTTACCTATTGTGGTTGTTCCAATCATTTCACTCCTAATTTTTTGCACATCGCTAGTTATCGAATAACCCATCAATGCTAATTCAGGTAGTGTACTCACAGCATAATCAATTCTAGTACAATACGGTGGTGAAGAAATTACCATGTCTATTTCTTTTTCAGGGAGGGGAATTGACGTTGAACATGCTACCTTTAATACACCCGTTGGATTTGTATTAAATTTATATTGATCTTTGTTATCATTTAAAACATTTGTCATATCAATTACTGTTTTTTGAAAAAAAATATATATCTCATCGATAAGGACTTCTGCTTTATTGTCTGCATTTCTTGGAACTTTAATCCATGTGGGATTTGTGCATCTATATTGATTTAAAAAGTTCCTAAGAGTTCTAAAAAGCGCAACATAGTAAAATGCAGATAAACTAGATATTTTGTCTGGATTAATTTCTTTCAAATATTCGCGACCGCTTATCTCGTTAATTAATAATTGTTGTATCCCACGTTCAATATTTCTAAATCTATTTACAGTATCTCTATTAAACCAGGTCTCTAATGGATCAAAGGCATCACCAACTGACTTTTTATAACGCCTAGCTTTCTTAAGAATATCCTTGGAAACACTCAAAAGACTATCCTTGATACTATGATCAAGTCTTCTTGCTTTAGCAACAATAATCATTACGGGATTTAGGTCATAACCATAAGCAATGTAACCCATTTCCTCCGCAATCTGAGATGTAGTCCCGCTACCATTCCAAGGGTCCATTATTGACGCTCCAATTGGCAATTTACTGTTGCTGATGGTTTCACAAACAAATTGTGCCGAATAACCAGCATAGTAATCGTACCAAGTAGATTTTCCAGAATTAGAACCCACTGTCCTTTTAGGGTTTTGCATTATATTTGAATTAATCATTTTCTCAGATAAGCTCCATTCGTTAGTGATTGTGTTATTTATTGCATCCTATAGATGGGCTAAGATGTTCTTTTTTACGGCACATTACGACATTTGGCCGTATTAGCGAACCCAATCGTATTACCTCCAGTATATATTATATTTTATGTTAAACTCGAATTTTTTAAAAAATTGTACGAATCTCTTCCTATTGATATGAGATTCCCTCACCTCAACACTCATTTTAACGCGAATACCACTCAACCATCGATTGAACTTGCCATCTCAATCAGCTTGCTTAAATAAGTCGCCTTTAAACTTATCAAGGAAGCCCGTTCGTTCGCTTGCGGATATATCCTGATATTCCTACTTCTATTTTCGCTCAGAACCTCATCCCACTTCAGCCAAAAAACACGTGGAAAGAAATTCCTATTTTCTCAACCAACACGTTACTCATCTTTCAACAAAAACGGTGTATTCACCTCTCAAATATTTATTACGTCTCACTTCGTTATGACTATAATAACTTTACCTCATTAATAATATTAGCAATAGGATCGCACTTATCAGCTTTTTCGCGAACAAGATCTATATATATTACCAATGGTCCTTTGATTGTATCATCACCGATGTCTGATGCGAAAGCTTCAAGTTCTTCAGCAAATTTTAGAAGTTTTCTTGACTTATCCCAACCCGCAATTTGGTTCTCAATATTCTCTATGAGAAGTTGCTGCCGTTTGGTTTGTTCCTCATGCTCTTTGGCTTGTTTCGCAAGTTCCTGAAATTTCTTCCTATTGTCCTCCTCTATCTCACGAAGACGCTGTTGTTCTTTCACTTTTTCTTTGTATACACGGTCAGCCACAATTCTCTCTATTTTAGAAACAATGGCTGTTCTTAATAATTCTTTGAACATTTCTCCTAGTTGTTTTTCTATCGGGGCTTCAATAGAATCTACTAACCTTATTGCGCCAGGACTTCTATCGCTATCACGATAATCCGGAATTATTTTAAGTTCAATTTCTAACATTCCACTAGGTACTTTTTCATACATTGGTCTAAAATCAACTACAACATTTTCAGATTCTGCATTCAATAATAGAAAACGCTGTTTCACCATGATTTCAGTCATCTGGAATGAAAATGATTGTTCGAACAATCGAAATGATGCGTTATCCTTTTCCCCAGACTCAACAATGACGCTTCCATCTAATTCATTTACTAAGTGTATTAAGGCATCCATAATTGTTAATGCACGAGTTGCTTGTTTATCTGATACAGATAACGGTAAGACTGCCTTATTGTTACGATATACTATTTTTTGACGTGCCCATACCATACCAAAGGGCAAACCAATCATATCGCTAAATTGATGTTCGTCATCTCGTGCTTTTCTATATGTAAGTTCATTCTGGTGCTCATAAATCAGTGGATTATACTTATCAATTCTTTTAGGAACTCGGATGTTTTTGCACCAGTCTACAAATTTAGCTTTTGACTCTGGTGTAAGCAACTCCAAACTATCAAGCTCTTTAATGGAGTCACTCCAGTTATTAATTAACTTAAAGATCTTTTCATTTTTTTCTGAACTAATTTGCTGATTCACCTTTAGTGGCATTAGTTTAGGTTGTGGAGTAACCTCTTTACCAGCTTCAAGTTTTGCCCAATATCCAACAGGTGGTAGCGGGATCTCAAACTTAACACACCTTTTCCGGAGGCCATTGTCAGAAAGCCCATAACGTTTAGAAACTGTGGTCATAGGTTCTTTCCACACTTCATTAAATAGTTTAGTTCTTTCTTCTTCAAAATCATCAAAGCTCATTGTTTTTCCTCCTGATTACAGAACGAGAAACCACCTCTCAGGAGATCATCCGATAATTCTTCAAGTGCACTTGAACTATTAATTTCTTCAGGTACTAAATATCGGACTCGATTATCATTTAATAATCCTGAAATATAATTTAATAAATCTGAGTTTTGATGGTAATTAAATTTATCGAGATATACCTTATCATCCTGATAATTAATTTTAGAAAAACTACTACCTCCGAGGATGTCAGATAGATGTATTCCAACAATCGAAGTTCGTATTGCACTAAGCTTATTGAAATCATCCTCGAATTGACCTCGAGAATTCCTTTTTTTCATTAGCTTTGAGAAATCTATCGCAAATTTTAGATTGAATTTCAATTCTTTTGCAATTTGTCTAATTCTAACGATGTCCTCCGTGGTTTGCATGAGGTATTTAGGTTTTGCGGTATGTCTACTAGGGCCATTAATCAGAGAAATCTTCATACTTGTATATTTCTTCATGCTTCGTTCTAACAAGCGATATTGCTTAAAAAATTCATCTTCATTGTACGTTTGAGAACGCAATGGGGATAATAGCTCTAAGGCATGTGGTACTCCATATTTTTCAAATGTATCTTCCAGATTCTCAATAACAGATTTTAATTCCTGTTCATCTCTCCAAATTGAATCGTTATCTTTGTTATAGTTAAGTCTCAAGATATATTTGCTATCCGGATTACTGCCAATAGAGCCATTGAATGTTTCAATGAACACTTGCGTACTCTTAATATCCGAAGGATATGATATATCTCTATTTTTGACAGGGATTAATACATTGACATTTTTTACGATATTAACTCGTCCTGTTGATATACATAAGTTAACATATTCAGACCAGTATTCTGTATCTTTCACATCATCAAATAACCATACATACATAATCAGCATTTCAAGTTCGCCTTTTTTACCATTAATAAATGGTCTATGGCTGTTTTCTTTATAAATCTCATCCATCCCAAACGGATTATTATTATATCTATGGTTATATCGATTTATATAATAAGACTCGTCAGTATCCCTGTTATGAATGTATTCAACATATTCTTCAAAATACGGCATGGTATGGCCCTGTGCGAATTGAAATAAATTCACTCCATATTCACGATAAGTGTCTTTTACCCACGTGACCAGCGCATTGTCCAAGTATTTAAATCCGGATATTGAAGGTTTCTCGACTTCGATAACATCTTGGGCTAGTTTTACTAGCTGATCTTTGTACTCCTCAATCCCTGTCCCTTTCATTTTGGCGCTGGCACATAATTTATTCACAGCGTTTTCATAATCCATCTTGCAATAAAACAGGTCAATATATTTTATATCTTTTATCGATGATTTAAGGATCCTGTCTATCCGAGTCTTATATTTTTTATAATAATCAATAATGAAACCCTTACTATTTGGAAAACTATTTTCAATTTCCAGTTCGATCTTTGATGCTGTCTGTTCAGTTTTAATTTTCTCATAGTCGTATGCTTCTGGATTAAGATAGGAATTAAAGTAATCCATCACATATTTAATAACAGTTGTCATGTTTTCAGCATGACTGGTAAAATTGAATTCATCCAGCTTGTCCTTTTTCTTCATCTGTGAGATATATTGCTCAATTGTAAGCATGCTAACTAACCTCTCTTTCAGCTATAATGCTACTAGTGTGCCCGCCCTCAATGTTCTTTGGTAATCTAGCTTCGGGATCTCGAGTAGGAAGCATTCGTATGGTTATATATCGATTATACTTGCTAATGCACCCTCCTTGCACGCTTCGTTACCCAAACATATATCTCTTTTTGAGTAAGCTACTTTGGGCATTGAACTGTAATTACAAAATTCCCATTGCCGCCCCGTCTTATACACGATCTCGAATTCCAGCATTGACAATATATCTTCATAAAATTTAACGGACAGCGATCACTACGCAGTCAGATACGCTTTAATTTCTTCTAACTTACACTTCCGCCATGCCCCTTTCAGCTTTGGATTCAGTCAACTTTTGCGTGCGCACTTGAAGAATTATTATCTCAACAGTTAGGTGTGATCACCCCTTATCCCATTATAACTCCAAACCCATCAACCTCCGCTGAGTTCAATGAGTTAGTTACTCTTAATAAAAAATAAGCCGATCGAGAGGGTTATCACTTTCAATCGGCTTCTCCTGAACATGCATTATATTTACCCTAATATTTCCTTGACCTCTACCCCAGTTCTGAATATAAAGGTAACCTCTACCATTGAATGAACAATAACCTTCTCTACAAGCCTGCGAAAAACTTCCCCATCGAATTTAGCGAGGGCTGTATCCTGGGATCTCAAGTATTCTTCAATCTCAGCAATTCTATTTTGCCTAATAAGTTTTTCAAGCTCTGCATCTTTAATCTTCTGCTTGCGTTCGTTCATGATTTCGATCTCGGCTGCAACCTCCACGTATTCCTGTTCAAATGCAGTTACTCCACTTTTAGCTTTGGCATTTAGCCTGACTAAGCTCATCATGTCCTTCTGAAGTTCTTCAAGCCTCGCATCCACTTCTTCTAACGTGTACTCCTGCTGTATCATTACCAATCCTCTATAGATGTTGGCTAGCAGATTTTGCAAAAAAGCATCCTTGCCACCAATTACCTTGTTCATAGCACGCACAAACGCCTTTTCTAAATCTGTCTCCCTTATGTCCTTGGCGTTACACTTTTCGAGTCCGTTAATTTGTTTGTTGATGCATCTCCAAATGTATTTTGAATTTTTCCCTACTCCCCACGAGGAACGTCTTAACTTTGACCCGCAGTTAAAACAAAAAAGCATCCCCGAGAAAGGATACTTGCAACCGTACTGATTTTTGCCTGTGGTTGAATAGCCACGAATCGAAGATCTCCTTTTAAACTCTGCTTGCACCGTTGCAAAGTCTTCACGTGAAACAATTGGTTCATGACTATCCGCTATATAATAGCTTTGAACATCCCCATTGTTTTTGATACGCTTTTTTGTTAAAAAATCTACAGTGTAGGTCTTTTGCAACCTCGAATCACCCATATATTTTTCATTCTTCAATATACAATTAATATTGCTATCATACCATTTGGTATTTCCTGCACCATTTTTCAACTCATCTGTTGTTAACCCCTTTGCGATTTGCCTTGTGCTTTTACCTGCTAGAAACTCTCTAAATATACGTCTTACAATTTCGGCCTGCTCCGGAACAATCATCAGCTCACGATTTTCGTCTTTATCATATCCTAAGAACCGCTTTGCATTTACTACCACTTTCCCGCTTTGAAAGCGATGCACGATACCCCACTTTGTGTTGTGGCTGAGAGCGAATGATTCTTCTTGCGCCAAACTGGATATTATTACCAGCAACACTTCTCCTTTCGCATCAAGGGTATTGATATTTTCTTTTTCAAAATAGACTGCAATGTTGTTTTCCTTTAGCAGCCTTATATATTGCAGGCAATCGAGGGTGTTTCTCGCAAAGCGGGACACCGACTTTGTAATAACCATATCAATTTTACCGCTAAGACACTCGTCTATCATTTTATTAAATTGATCACGCTTTTTAGTGCTTGTACCACTTATCCCTTCATCTGCAAATATACCGGCAAATTCCCACACTGAATTACTGGTAATGTAAGAAAGGTAGTGTTCTCTTTGCGCCTCGAAAGAACTTAGTTGCTCAACCGTATCCGTAGAAACCCTACAGTAAGCTGCTACCTTTAGCTTTGGTTGCTCGATTAACCCCTGCCTTATGAATTTGGGTTTGGCAGGAATTACTTTAACATTTCTTGCTGCCATTTTTGACCCCCACCTTACGTTCATATTGTTTAGATACCTTGAAACCGTTTAAAAACTCATAGCACAGCATTCCACCTTCGCTTACCGTTACTCTATCAATGACTCCCCGAAAGAAATCTGCATCAAACCCTTTATCCATTAAATCCTTATCCGCAAGCATACGCTTTATTTTACCTGTTTGATAATCATAATCATCGATATAGGCTCTCTCATACTGGAGAAATGCTCTCCTTGCTATAATCTTGCTAATCCGTTCCTTGTTCTCAGATGCTTTTTGGGGTGAAGATAGCAACTCTGAAATTTCCATATCAATAACATTTATATTGGTATTGATTACTTGTTGCTCATTTGGTTTTTTTAGCAGTGGCCTTAAATCCTTTGCAAGTTCGTGTAGCACTATTAAGAAAATATCCTCTATTTCTGTTTCATACATAGAGGGTCGTGGTATATCGTTTTCTCTATGCTCTGCAAAGTTTTTGCATTTCCATTGTGCAGCAAGGATATTATTCTTCATTCTGACTTGATATCGATAAAATGCACTGCCACAGGTTTCACAAAGCAGTTTGGCACTGAAACCAAAGAGTGGTTCGCGATATTCATAATCATCATTCTTGTAACGTTTTAGATGGACCGCTCTATCGTTTCTCACCTTGGCCGCTTTATTAAAAACCTCTTGAGAAATGATAGCAGGGTAGAAGTCATCGCCTAAATATACCTTGTTTTGAAGTAACTTACCTATTGTGGGATGCCTCCATGAAACTCTACCATTTCCATTTTTATAGCCTGCCTCTTGAAAGTGCCTTGCTATATTGAACTGGCTAGCTCCATCGCAATAGGTATTATAGGCGTAATGTATCATTTTAGATTCACCTTTGTGAATTACCGCTTTACCGTCCTTAATTTCATAACCTAATGGAATTGTGCGTTGCATGTCATCTCTCCTCTTTAAAAACCTCAATTTTAAACTCAAGACCGTTATACAAAACAAAGACTATTGTTGACCGTTTATAATAAAAAAACTTCTCAACCATTCGGTCAAAAATTTTCTCATCAAAACTATCAATAATACCATCTTTTTCTCGAAGTATTGTGAGTAGCTGCTCGGTGGCGCTCACTGAATTGTTACTGCTTAAAATTTGGTTATTAATGTCGTTGTACTTCTGCCTTTTAAGCCCTAACTCTTTGATTATTTCCTCATCTTGTTCAATAAACATCTTATGATCTATATAGCCTTTAGCTTCAAGCTGCAGTAGCACACGTTCCTCTTCCATAAGCTCATTAATGCGATTTTCCAAGGCTACAAGTACTGAATTTTCATGAGTGAGAGACAGCAACTTTTTTGTATCCCTAGCAAAGGGGATTAGTATTTGCTCGTAATTGCAATAAAGTGTATTGAATAGCTTTATAAACGCTGAATGAACTTTTTCCTCGACTATGCCAGTAGTGCTACATTCCACCTCGTTATAATGAGCACAATACCACTGAATATTTTGCTTATAGCGATTGCCCCCAAACTTTTTGCGAGAAAGCCGACAACCACATTCAGCGCAGAAAGCCTTATTAGAAAACACATAGCGATTACTATATTTGTCGGTGTCGTTCATATCTATCCCATACTGCTTTCGCCTTTGATTGAGCACCGCCTGTGCCTTTTCAAAAAGCTCCCTTGGAATAATTGCTTGGTGGTGATCTTTTATATAGTACTGCGGAGCTTCACCACGATTTATCTTTCTTTTAAAGTTACCATCCTCAGTAGTGTAATATTTGCCTGATAACACGTCACCTACATATTTCTCATTTACGATTATGCTTTTTACAGCACAAACGGTCCACTTTAATTTACCTGCTGCAGTTTTAATGCCCTGCTCCATTAACTCCGCTGCTATCACACCATGACTTTTACCATTGACATAGCTGTTAAAAATAAACCTGAGTATTTTTGCTTCTTCAGGAACAATCACAAGCTGCTTTTCATCATTATATTTATAGCCCAGCAGCTTATATCCAAATCGTACGGGCTTGCCCTCTTGAGCCATTTTTTGATGTGTCCATTTGATGTTTTGAGAAATGGACTTCGACTCTTCTGCCGCAATTGAGCTAAGTATTGTTAATACAAGCTCACTCTCAGCCGACATCGTATTAATGTTTTCTTTTTCAAACTGGACCGCAATTCCTAGTGCTTTTAGTTTTCTAACAGTTTCGATACAGTCGGTTGTATTTCTTGCAAATCTCGAAATGGATTTCGTTATAACCATGTCAATTTTCATTTGTTCACAATCTCTAATCAGCCTTAGAAATTCGCTTCGTTTGTCTTTGCTAGTACCGCTTATGCCTTCATCGGCATAAATATCAACAAGCTCCCATTCAGGATTCGCTGTAATACTTGCGGTATAATGCTCTCTTTGAGCTTCATAAGAGCTTATTTGCTCAAGGGTCGATGTACTAACCCTACAATAAGCAGCAACTCTTAACGTATTTTTTCTTATCCCGTTATCATTAAACTGTTTTACTGCTTCGATTGTTATAACCTTTTTCAAGATGCTCCTCCTTTCATATACATTACCTACCCTCATAATTTAGAAGGTAGGTAATGTTAACTCTGACTTGCATAACTAGCAAGTCATTTGTTTTGAATAAATATTTCGAGGTTTTCCTTATCAATGGCCTCAAACTCAGCCTTGGAAATGAGTCCGTTTCGAAGAAGGTTTGATATTAATTGATGTGCTATCTCGTACTCTACCGATAGGATTTTTTGCATATAAATACCTCCAAATAACGAGACCGTTACTTTCTATATAAAAGTAACGGTCTCGTTCCATTTAATCAGTCCGATAAATAACGTAATAACAATAGTGACACTGGTGCTATCGTTGAACTCGTAAATCCATGTGTCAGCATTTCATTGGAACCCAAATAGCTCCAACATCATCCCCATATGGTGTAGCCTTTCCGATAAAATAATAGTAACCAACAAGTGCCGATATAATTGAATCAATTAGGTCTTCGTATCCTTTAACAAATTTTTCTGAGTAATAATTATTAGTATCTAGGTTGAGTAAAAAATGATCAATGTTAGAAACCTCAGACTCCAATTTGCGCTTTAGCTCCATTAGATTTTGGATAATATTTTTAGTTCGAGTCTTTGGAGACTCGTCAGGCCAGTATCTAGCCTTTTTTGATACCTTGTACGGGAAACGGTAGCTGTAACCAAATAACTCAATGATAGCTGTGTGAGGATAAACCTCAATGAAAGAGGGCATTTCGGCATATTTATAAGCCCAACTGTAACCCAATTTTGAGAGTTGCTTATAGATTGTTGTTGCTATATCGCCTGGGCGATCAATATTTGGAGTATGGGTTGAAGCTCCAAGTCTACCGTACTTGGTAGAAATTAGGTGCTCAGCTCTTCTTCTTCCTGTTATCGGACCTGGAGATAACGGAATATCAAGTGCAATAACATCTACTGGTTCTGTAACACTATTAAAAATTTCGTTAAAGTTGGGTAAAGAACCTTGGAGTGGTTTATTCCAGTCAATCTTGCCAGAGCAAAATTCTTCGTATGACCGTCCTGCTCTAACTAGTTCTGGCAAAGAACCAGGTGAGAACTTAAGTAAAGCAACCCCTGAAGGTTCCTTGTAAGTCCATGCTGCGTCAACACCCAAAACATATTTGCTGTTCATTCATACCTCTCTTTCGTGACCTTGCCAACAAATTCATTAAACGAACTTCGTTACATGTCTGTATTATAAGCCTTAATACAAACCTGATCGTAAAAACTCCTATTCATATGTACATCAAGATCGTACGCCAGCAATAAGTAATTTACCTGTATTTTGCTCCTTGAGTCCTATAATGACCGTTACGTTAAGGCAAAGACCCCCTTCCATTGATGAGGCAAGAGGGCTTGTGAGTGTTAATGCCAGCGGCACTTCTTATTACTCTGACCATATCATAACCCGAATTCAAATTGGTACGATAATCAATTTCAAGCTTGCTAATAATAAAATTACTGTTTTTACATTAAATACTGTTTTATTAATTTTATATTGTATTTTAATGTTATATCGATTATAATATGGTTAAGAAAATATTTTATTGGAGGAGGTTGTTCAAATGGTATCTATTAACTACTTATTACTTCACGAGTTTATTCAATCAAATGAATTCCTATCTTATTCAATAGAAGTACAAAAATTATTGAGTGCATTAACTGAACTATTAAACCATACAACTATCGAATATTTAATTAAGGTAAGAAAAGATAGCTCAATTGTTATTTCATCAAAAAAGGATAGAGAAAAAAACATTGCAACCGTCAATATATATCAAAGACATATAAGACTTAAAATACTTAATCACTTAGATATAAAAATCGATTCAATTGATCAATTAGATAATCGGATAACAGAAACGATACTAGAAAAATATCAATCCATATTTTCTGCAAAAAAACAAATTTCTGTCTATTTAGACACTAATCTTATTGAAATACTTGAAGAAAAATCCAAGTTTGAAAATAGAAAACTTAATGATGTAATCATCGATAGCATTGTTCAAACAAATAACTGTCCTACTTTATTAAACAATTTAAATGACAAATTATTTAAAAAACTTCAATATGCAATGATGGCAGATGAAAAATCGGCTTCCGAACTTATCGAGATCTCATTGAATCAATATTTTTTTGAGCCCTTTGTTAACGAGTTGCATATAAAAAACTACTTATTTCTCTTAGGTAAATTTAAAGCTGAAAGGATAAAGTTTTCCAACGACAGGAACTCTTCCAAGAAAAATCCCCAAGTCGATATCACATTAAAAGAAACTGCTCTCTTGTACTTGTTATCTTTTGACGACTTGGTCATGGACTATGTAGTTGATGGAAAGTTTATCTCGTTTGAAGAGGGAATAACGATTCAAATTCCATCTGAACTCTATTCCCTGCTATGGCATACTTTTGAAAACTATTTATATATAGTCCTTGAATCATATGCAAATTACACACTTGAGATTGATGAGAGTTCCACAGGAGGATTTGATTTTATTGATACTTTGTCCTCACAAGGATCGCGAGTTGAAGATTTGAAAGTATTATCAATAGGAAAAATAATTGAAAATGGTAGACTTCATTTAAGAACACCTGATTGGTATCGAGAAATATTAAAATATTCCCAACCAAAAGAAACATATAATTTCAACATATTGAATTTTGATGAATTTCTGGATAGTGAAACTTTTAAAGCCTATAGCAGCAACATAAAGCGAATGCTTTATTCTCTCATAAACAAATTTATAGAATATAAGATGATTGACTGCGTTATTTACCAAAGAGAATATAATGTTTTATCCTTCCGTCCTAAAGATAAACCCGATGAACGATTATGTGTCATAACCATATACTCTACTTATATTAGATTGTCGATCACCTACAGCAATGACGATTATTACCACTACAACCTAGACCTAGATGGACAAGACGAAGATATTGTTCAGACATTAATAAAAAGATATAACCTTTCTCCTCCTAAGCCATATACATACGATGGTTTAGCTCTAGTGTAGGCTTTTCCAAAGATTTATATCTGTATCGACCTTATCAGTCATGATTTTAAAAATGGTAAGGAGCCTAAATGAAACAAGAAAAGTATTTTTTTGTAGTTGTCGATTGTGGCCATGTGGGAACAAGACGATCTATTGAGATTGACAGATATTTTAAGGATTATGATATTATATCTGCTTATCATTCTGCACTCATCATGCCTCGATGCAAAAAGAAACCATCATCAATTAAATACGTAAAGGAAATCTCTTATGACGATTATGTTTTAGGAAAAATAAAGGAATCAACTAACCTCTATCTTTCCGCTGTTTAGTATTCGTCCAAATTAAAAGGAGGCTTATTTATGAGTAAATACTCAGAAATATTTAATCTTATCCTGGAAGGTATTATTAATAATTCAACATACTCACGCGAAACTGTCTTAAGCAGATTTGAACCATTTAATAACTTTCATTTTGAAGATTTCAGTGAAGAATACCTCTACCACGTTCTCGCTTATGTCCCTTTTTATGCCGGAATGTCAAGCAAAGTTGTAACTAATAAGCGGGCAACTATCCTAAAATATTTTGATCACTATAATGAAGTTGCAAAGTATGATGAAATATTTATTTCGAAAATACTTTTGGATTCTGATATGATAAGTCACCAAGGTAAGATACGAGCAAGTATTCATAATGCACAGAAAGTGAAAGGACTAGCTGTCAGACACGGAAGTTTTAAAAACTATTTGCGTAGCTTAGATTTCAATAGAAGTGAAGATCACTTAGAAAAAGCAGCTGTACAACTAATTAATCAGTTTGAATGGTTGGGGGAAGTTACTGTCCATCATTTTCTTACGGATATTGGTGCAAAAACAATAAAGCCAGACAGAGTGATAATGCGAGTATTCAGCCGATTAAATATTGTGGAAAATTCTAGCTCTTTTAAAAAAGCGAGGGAAATATGTGACCAGATAGTAAAAGAAACAGGCTACAGCCATAGATACATAGATATTATCTTAGTAAAGTTTGGTCATCTTGAAGATGACATGGATACTGGAATTAAAAACGGGATATGCACTGAAAAGGACCCAAAATGCAGTAAATGCCTTCTTGCGGAACACTGCTTTTACAATAAGGAGAAATCTTTTACTGCTAAAACAGAATTGGCCGACATAGAATATTCAATACCAAAATCCAAGAACCCCAACTTGCAGACTAAAAACACCAAAAATATTTTAACAAAAGAACAATTTCTAAAAAACAATTTATTCTTGAGTCAAGGTACCAATCTACAAGGCCTTCTCAAATATTTAATGTTAGGAATGGACAGTAAAAATATAAAGTACAATGTCAAGATTAGAAAGGATGCTTCTATAGCCTTTACTGCCACATCATCAGAAAGCAACATAATAACTATTTGGCTCTATAACCGACATTTGAGACTACTAATTCTTAATGTTGAAGATGAGAAATGTTCATCTGCTAGGGATATTGATAATCTGCTAAATAAGATAAACAACAAATATATCAATGTGCGATAATCCTAACGCCTTACTGTGACATGCCTTCCTTCTATAAAGAATTTACCTAACTCCAGTTAATCTTGAAAACAGAAAATTTGCCTCAAATAGCAATATACTCAATAATCTAGGAATATGGGTCCGATAACCAGTACTATGACAAGTTGACGCGCCCTCCGCTCCTCAAGAAACACCGAATCAGTCTTATCGTCTGATTTCGGTGTTTTTATGGTTGGCGTTTTAAGTGTTTCTGAGAAAAACAGGATCTGCCAAATACTCGTTATTGCTCAAATTCTCTATGCCATCCGTAAGGCTCATATAGAAGGTTCCGAGGGTTTGTTTGTCCATGGAGGACACCATATAATTGCCCTCTCTTGTACGATGGTAGATACCCCTACATTTTAAACAAGAACCATTTACAAGTTTGGATCTCATATTTTAGTTCGAACGGCCTTAATTCTCCGTTAATCTCAGTCTGGCACCGGTAAACTATCATCCGATTTCCAGCCAACTTTTCTTCAGACTTTGATGTCACTTGACCAACTCTAATGACCGAGTCGTCTAGCTTATACCTTATGGGATTGGGAACGCCGTCCTTAGTAAACCATGCAATCATTTCAATGGGCTTCATTAATATTCTCATGCTAACCACACTTAGCCCAATCACCAGTGATGCATTCTGTGCAGCCTCCAGTACGTATGAGTTTGTTTTGGCACACTGGGCATTTGTTGTTCTCTATTAACCACTTTTCGCAGAGTTCAAGACAATAGGAATGTCGATTACAATCAGCGCATACATCTTTCATTTCGTCCACCTCACAGTACATGTATTTGTAATTACGGAACTTATGTTCTTATTATAGCCATCTCTTGTTCGAATATCAATGAAAATATTATATCAACCCTCCTTGCCTGATTGAGGAAGGCTGATTAGCTAACATATGAATCCGCGTAAAGTAGTTAAGTGCTCATGTTTCTACGCTTGTTGGACAACTTGCACTGAAGGGGTCTCAGTTGTAGCAACCGGGGCCACATTTACAGAAACACTTAATTTGCCTAATTCTTGTTGAATTAACTTCATTATGGTATCCACCGGCACATTTGGCGTGACCTTGTCTAATTCTGCTTTTATTATATTGATAACCTCATTTTCGGTATAGGTAGTACCTACCACAGGTTGAAGCGACTCTTTAGCTTTCTTGTAAGCACTTTCCAGCAAAGTCTCCCATTGTGAGTCGGTGAAATTAATCCCGGCTTTTGAAGCTAGTTCTTTGGCTTTTGTAAGTGCGGAATTATATTTATCCAAGCCTTCAGTTATGCCGAGCTTCTTGGCTGCTTGTACAGCAAAGTTAACCGCCTCTGTTGCAATTCCACTCGCTGTTCTGATTTGGATAACAGAGAAATGTTGTTTAATATAGGCCACCATATAAGCAAAAAACACTCCAATAAGAACTGTTACAACATCCTGTAATCCACTGAAAATAGCTGTTTGCATCATTAGTTCCCCTTCCTTTATTGAGCAAAATTAATAGCAGGTCATTTACCTGCTTAAACCTACTGAGCTATTGATTAAGGTTTGAAGGCCCTACAACCTACTGAATCCACCGTTCCATGCTACATAGCCACTTTTTGTATTAGCTCCTTTGCCAGTGGCATAAACGACATGCAACTTACCATTCTTCCTGTACAGTGGTGTTGCTGACTCGCTAGGATTCAAAGACCCTAAACTACCACCATTCTCATCGAGAACCGCTTCTATTGTAGAGCCATTCGTCCATTGGTCTTGGTAGATATACTGGATACAGCTAACTACATTGGCTACGTATCCACTTTTTACGCCTGTCGCTGTGGGATACTCAACTAGGCATAACTGCTTTGAACCGCTGACATCTAAGACGGTTATGCTATCCCCCTTGGAAATATATCTTCCTTGGATTTTATTCCCGTTTGCATCCCTGATAAAGAGATCGTCGTTTACCACCTTGGCGTTGTTAGGATAGCTGAAATTGAACTCAGGAGAATACGTGGGAGGAGCTATGTGGGTTACTGGTCCACCTTTTAAGTCATTGAACAATCTATCCCAAGGGAATCCACTTCCCGGGCAATTTGGACGATTCACGCTGTCAATTCTGTAATGACCAATGATGTGATCGGTATCTATCGGTATTGCGTATTTAAGAGTAAGCTCTTTATGGAGGAATAGAGTTGATTGATATTGCGCTTCGGTGAATGCATCCCCGGTTTGGCCTTCGTGTTCTATACCTATCGTGTATAAATTAGGATTAGTGCCATCGTAGAGGACCCAGTTAGGCTTATTAGCAGGGTTGGCATGCCACGCTTTATCTCCTTCTTTAACTAGCTGAATGATCCGCCCTAACTTAGTAATAATATAATGTGCGCTTGCCTGGGATGCAGGATTTTTCAACCAATCAAGGCAACCCGGGAAAGCCCCTGCTGTGATATGGTCTACAATGGCAATGATCTTTCTTCCTTCTCTACTACTGAAATTTGGTGATGGATTCCATTCTTCTGTTGGCATAAACTGTATTCCTCCTTATTTAAAAAAGTGATTAAGTAGAAAAGATATAATAGTAATCACTCCAACAATAATACCTACGTTAGTATATATTTTACTTGAACTTTCCGCGTTTCCTCTATCGACTCCTTTCTGAGAGTTTACATACTCTACAATCGGTTTTATAGTTTTTTCCATTTTCTCGACCACCGAAGCTAAGTCGGAGTTAGTGGCATATACACCACTGGCTGCTAGATTCTTCTCGCGCATAACGTCCGCTTGTTGATCCTTATATACTTGGCTCTCTCTCGCTAAACTAAGCGCTGCTAAATCCGCTGTTTCCTTAATCTTCAGGGCCTTTTCTTTTTCGACGTTCACCTCTGCATAACGTCTGTCCCTCTCATCTTGAAACCTCTGTTCTGCTGTACGCATGGCCTCATTGTGCGCCGCATAGGTCACCATTGAACAATCGTTATCTACAGAATCAGGCATGTTACACTACCTCTTTCTGGCTGTCGCCCCTTTCATTGAAATCTACCCTGTGCTTAAAATAAGTAATAAAGGAGGGCAAAGAAAAAAGACTATCTCTAGTCCCTGCTTTGCCCTTCTTTATTTAATTAGACTACTTGCATAGCAATTTGCGCTTCGGTCATTTGAGGAGTCGTTAAAATCATGTCGCATTCTAACTGGGTAATACGAGCAGGGACTTTACTTTGAATATAAACTTCGTCTACTTTTCTCATAATCCAAAGATTGAGAATGAACGCATAAGCTGGACTTTGCATCAATATTCACCTCCTCTCATTGCTTCAACTCTACAAGAGAGTCATCATAAAATCCTCCAGCGCTGATATTCGTTCTCCGTCGGAGGGAGCAGATACAGGTCTTGTTTGGGCGTTAAGGATGACTTGAAGCTCAACGTCGGTTACTTCTTTTGCGTCGAGTTCGTCAGCTGTAAAACCTGCACTCATAGCATTAGCAAGCTCCATTTCCACGGTATTACAAGATGAAGATGTTAGCACCCTCTTGGTGGCTATTTCGACGACGACGACCATTGTATTTTCCTCCTTATTGACCCCATGCTTGAAGAGACATTTGAATCGTATCCGTGGGTATATAATAACTAGGGTTACCCTGTAAGTCCCAGTTTAAGGTGAACCCTGTCGCGTTAAATACAACCCCCGCTTCCGTAACAGCCATCCCTGAGTGCATTAGGATTATTCGCGCCGTATTTACAGCTGTATGGCTATCTCCAAATCTAAACCAACAGTTGTGCTGAACTCCGTCGAAAGAACCATCAGAATCATAGTAAGAATTGGGACCAGCACCCGCCGTCAACGATGCTCTTATTCTTATGAAGGAAGGCGTAAACCCCGTTGTAAAAGCTTGAGCTCCCGTCGTATTAGTAGCGTGAGTTCCCGAGCCACTCCAAACCCTACATAATATCTGAGAAGCCCCGTGAGTAGGGTTAGTCAAAAATATTTGTCCTGCGGATGAAGTCATCCTTATAGAAGAATCTATCCCATCATTCGTTACGTCATGGAAGTCGATATATTTACCGATTTCTATAACCCCGTCTGTTTTAACGACGGGTATGTGTGGCCAAGTCCCTCCGTTTGCGCTAGTACCCCCTAGTCTAAATCCACCGAGCATGTCTGAATTAAGATTAGTATTTAGAACCCCATTTGATACAGGTATATTTCCCGTAGCGTTCCCTGCCGCATAACTTCCGTGCAAGGCTGAGTTTAAATTAGGAACAACCGTGGTAGAGGTAACAACCAAAGGGGGCGTACCAATCGCGATATTACTGACTAATTGAGTCGTTGTAATGGTATCCGTGGCGCTAACTTTACCGCCTACGGTTAACTTTGAAGTTCCATCGGGAAGAGAGTTAATCCCAACGCCGTTACTTCTAAGAGCAAGCATCGGAATATAGGAGTTAATGGCTTGGGATAATATCGTTGATAACGCGCCGACAGTGCCCTCGATTGCAATGCTGGCGGTGTCCTTAACCGTCAAAATATACGTTCCGATGGAAGTATCAAGTAACCCAGATAGTGTCGTCGTAAAGGTGAACGTCCCAGCTACCCAGCCCGAGTTTGTAACCGCCCCGCCGTTATATTGATACGTTGGATTGGTTATTGTCAGCCCCGTTGTTATGCTTGTATTAAGCTTAATAAGCCCCGTAATGATGGCTGTTGTTTGTGTCCTTTGGACGGGGATAACCGGGGGGGTAATCGTCCCATAAGTAATCGTTGAAGGATTATAGTAATTCAACATTATCTGGGTGGCGCTGGCAGCTAAATAGTTCCCATAGGTGGCTTTTGATGTAACCCTAACGACGCAGGTAGAGGATAGTGCAACCGCTGTTAGAAAGAAACTAGCCGTCAAAACCGTTAAGTCTGTACCGCCTGTTACGTTAGTGAAAGCCCCGCCCGCTATACTAACCGCGACGTCATACTTGATTGCTGCTGCACCCAATTGGTCTGTGGCTGCATTCCAAGTAACCGTTATCGCCTTTCTATTTGGAATATAATAGAGCGTTCCTCCGACGTTATAAGTTCCCGAGGTAACTAATCCGGGAGTGGTCCAGAGGGGGTTTACCCGCAGATCAACCGCAATCGTTTTTGTAGACGTTCCCGAACTTCCGAAGGCGTTTGTTGTGGTAAGGGTAAAATTTAAATTCCCAACATAATTTGAACCGCTAAATAGAGCCTTAAGTTCCGTCATGCTAATGGGGATGGTCACTGCTCCCGCCGTAACGGTTATGGGGTTAGTAATTGTGATACCTAAACAAGCGAGACTATAAGTGAACGCCGCACTCCCCTGAGTATTTGCTGCTCCGGTTACCGTAAAGGCTAATGATGTCGCCCCAAAAGCAAGACTCGCAGAACTTCCTAAAGTAGCCGGTGTGAATGTATTCTTGGTAATAAATCCCGAAAAGAGAAAGCCCGATTGTGCTCCGCTGGTATCAAAACAACTTACGGCGTACCGCACTTGATGGCCCTGAGCTAAAGAGGAAATATTGTCCGTATAAGTCGGGGTTCCAACGGATATCCCGCTGGCTATTACAGGCCATGACCCGCTTTGATCAGTTTCTTTCTGGACCGTATAAGTAACCGTTGATTCGTTATCATTAGCGCCCCATCCATTCAGGGTAACGTTTGATAAGTTTTCTGCAACTATCCCTGCTACGGGGTTGAGAGTGATGGAGCCTAACATTTGGGGAGCAGTGTTCCACACTGACACGGTAACCGATCCTCCAACCGTTGCATTAGGAGAAGTTGCACCCCCGTTATTACAGTACCATTCTACGCTTGCTGAGTAAGTGCCTCCCCCAGAACCCGCACCGACTGAGGTGTCGATTATGGCTGTTCTAGTTTCATTGAGTCCCCAAGTGTTTCCTCCTCCGAAACCAACCCAGCCGGAGGTTGTGCCGTTGACTGTAACCCTGGCCAACATATACGTGCCGTAACCAAAACTACCTTCTGTCATTTTCAAGGTTACTTCAAAATGATGGTTTACAACTGATCCGTTTCTTCCACTTTGCCAGTATCCAATACCATGGTTCCAGTCTGGTGCCCCTGAGTTTACTGTCGTTACAGAATAATTATTTAAATCACCCATTAAGTCTCACCTCCTCTAAAACATAAAGTCTACGCCATCCGCCCTTTTTTGAATAAACATATTACCCATGATTATCTTGTCGTTAACCTTCATCTGTCCGTCGATAACGACCGAAACATCGTTTGCCGTTCCTTGTTTAGCAAAAATGAAGTCGTCAGCAATAGCGCTGTTTGATTGTAATAACAAGGCGCTTGTTACAGGGTCTTTCTTGACATTGAAGCCGTTATTATACATCTCAATTAGATTCGCGTTGGCGATATCATTGGGGAATATTACGTTTGAGTTCGCGTCCTTAGATATCTCCAACCTTGCCATAATGGTGGCTTTACTAAGGGCGGGGTTGAATACCATCGACGTGCCGATGCTTAAAGGGTGGTTAAAGGTCGATGCCGCTTCATCGATGGCTACTATAATTTGAGTGTCATTATTGGAGTTTAAATGGATTGAGGCAGAGGTCGTATTCGTGTCGACAATATGGATATTTCCAACGTGCAAAGCGCCTGAAAATGTACCCCCGAAGTTCCCTGTGAGAGCCGTCATCGTACCGTCTTGCTGTACCCTGAACGGAGCGATTTCTTTGTTAGCCTCGATATCTCCCGCCCATATTCTCACAGGATTCAACCCTGTCATATCGGTTGTCATACCCGCGTTGGGTAACACTACTTTGCCCCGAACGATCGCGGTATTGATTTCAGCGTTTCCGTTTTGGAGAAGTTGCCAACCCGCTAATCCAGCGGAGTAGTTGATTGATTGGACGTTACCCGCGAGAGAAACTGACCCATCAGAACCTACTACAAATGTTTGATCGTTATTTGCATTGGTAATGATTAAGCCCTTGGCATTCATTTTATCAGCAGTTACTGCTCCTGCTTTAATATTATCTGCAATGATTGACCCCGATAATATCTCCGCTCCCGTTATCGAGTTCGCCATTACCTCGTTAGCGGTGATAGTTTTTGAGGCTATCTCCCGAGCTGTAATTGCGTCCACGACCATCTTATCTCCCGTAATAGTTCCCGCCATGATAAGGCTTGCTACGATGGAATTTACGGCCATGTTTACCGTGTCCACAGTTCCGGGGGTTATCTGTACTCCGTTAATAGTTCCTACGGTTATATTTGCGGCATTTAGATTGATCACTGTAATACTTGCAGCATCGATTGTTCCAGTAGTTATCTTGCTTGCTGTTAGGTTAACAATCTTACCATCAGTGATACAACCGTCAGCTATTTGCACGGTACCGATCGCTGCGCTTTTGATGAGTGCTGTGGTAATGGCGCCTAACTTAATTTGGGCTGTATCTACCGCAAGGAGGGCTATTTGGGCACTATCTACTGCCAGTAAACCTATCTTCGCCGTGGTTATACTTGCGTTTGCGATGTCCGCAGTTCCCACCACGAGTTTGTTAATCGAGGCGCGGTCAATCTTAGCGTTAGTTATTTGGGCATCACCAAGCTTTGCCGTGGTTATTTGTGCATCACCGATTTTAGCGGAGGTGATGTTCGCGTCAAGAATCTTTGCCGTTGTTATGGCAGCGCTCGCTATTTGGGCCGTTCCTACCGCTAAGTTATCAATCTTACCCGTCGTTACCGCGAGGTCGTTAATGACAGCACTTGTAACCGCGAGCAATCCAATTTTCGCCGTGGTTATATTCGCATCAGCTATCTTTGCCGTTATAATGGCCGCATCTTGGATATTAATGCTTCCCAGAAGAGATATTTTGTTCGCCGCAATCGTTATGACTTCTGCTGATAAATTAATCGCCGCTAATATTTTAGTGGGGTCCACTTTGGAATCAGCGGTTTGCTTTGCTATATCCGCGAGGGATTTAGCTTTCAATGCTATAGCATTCAAGAGGTTAGAACGCGCATCGTAGTATGCCGTAAACGCCGACCTAAGCTCCGTTCCCACCATATCGGTCGTAATGGTCAGGTCGGTAATTAACGGCACGATATAGGCGCTTAAGGCAAAGTATGAATTGTCGTACGGGGTCTTTTCGGTGATACCTATGAAGGTGTCCGCTTGATGGTCATTGATCGCCACCTCGGAGACTATGGCATCGAACTCTTTCTTGATAGCCTGTTTTTCCTGAGCAGTTAATCTATCATCACTCGATAAATCGGCTAGTATGGCGCTGGAGACTGATGCATCAATGACAGCTTGCTGCCATACCGTTTTGTCCGCTACCACGGTATCAGTTAGCACCGCGATTGAGTTTTCAACATTCGTCATCGAGCTCATTAAGTTCTTTTGGAAACTCCCCAGCTCAATCTTTTCAATTCGCCCGGTTAGATCGTTTCTAATCATAGAAATCACTTTACACTTCAGGTCAAGCATCAACTTCAGGTGTCTTACCATGACGATATCCCCAAGTGCTACGCTCTCAAGTACAGAGTAATTTTTGTACTCCTCCGTCTTAGAAAGTTCTAAGAAGTCTACCGCATAGTTGACAAGAGGAACATCACATTTTGTATTAACAAAATAGGCTTGAGCGGCAGCTCTAAGGTCTGCTTCAAATTCAACGTCGAAGGAGATTTCTTGTATCTTGGGGTTAACGAATAAGCTGATATTAGGACTGTCTACATATTTTTCAGGGAGCATTAACCCGTCTTTTCCAACGGGATGTATTCGGGTTATGAGGTTATCAAGATTTATAGTTTCCTCTATACCAATAATGTTCTTCCCGTAGGAAACCAATACCCCCTGATCAATCCCTCTAGCAACGAGGAGCTTTATTAAGAAGTTATCCCGTACAAGTTCCCCGCCCCATACCTCTATGATGCCTCCCTTACCCATGATAACTTCAACGGGATTTTTTCTGACGTAGTACTCAGTTTTTATCCCGCCTACATCGCCTAAACTTGTGAAGGGATGAGCGTATTGAGTATGAGTGAGTATCCAAGCAATGGCACCGGCTCCCGATTGGTCAGTGGGACGAACGTTTTCTAGAAAGTTATCTGTGAGGTCGTAAAATATATGACGTGCGTTTGCCTTAATGCGTGATAGAGTTTTGGACTTATGATAAATTCTAAATAACTGTCCATCTGCGTTTTTGACGATGTTTCCTTCGACGATATTTTGCCATCTGCCCCTATCATCAAGGGGATGTTCAAACTCAACCTCGTATTGGTCATTGAACCTTTCCGTCGTCAGAAAGGACTTGCACTCAGAAAGAACCGCAAGCCCGTTTGTCGTGAAATTGGTTTCTGTCGATGAATAAATGCGAATCATTATAGCCACCTCCAGTTAGGCGTAACCTGAACTGAAGTCACCGTACCCGTCCAACTGATCGTATTATTGCCCGGTACTAATACCGGAAAATCACCCGCCATTTTATTATTTTGTAGTACCGAGCCATTGTACGCATCACGTAGAACGCTATCAATCGTTATTGAGCCTGATACCGAGATTAAATTTACAGCAGTACCATTTACCATCAGAGTGATGTTTCCACTACCCGTAACAAATATGGCGGGTTCACTTGTAACCGTTCCGGGGTTGATTAATACTCCAGCGTTGGCGAGGGCTATGGGTGTGTTATTCGTCGAATACTTGAAGGGTTTACAGCGGAAGTTAACGAGGAAGCGTCCAAACACTTTCCACTCCTGAGCGATATCGAATTGATCTGAAACGTGAGCTAGGTAGTATTTATCTGGCTGATTGCTGAGTATTAAAGGTCCTTCACCCCCGTCAAGCCAAGCTTTAATCACATCCGCCTTGTTAGCAACACCGTCATCCTTGAAGCCGCATTTGAAAGGTATAATAATATCTTTGTACGTTAAGTCATCGACTCTGAGGCTTCCGTTTCTACCTGGCACCTCAAAGTAATTAATGTTCCTTGCAGGCTTAGGGATAACAGGGCGTTTCTCGATTAGAATTCCATAGTCTAAAAAGCTGTCCTTAGATATAAAATTAAAGCCGTACACTTACGCTCCTCCCCTCGCCGAAGCGACCTGCCCTCGGTAGAATTCTAGTTTATAAGCCAAATCCTTTATATCCATATCGTTTGCGATGACAAGTTTATCAACTCGTAATAGAGCACCGATTGTATTGCTTACCGATGGAGTAGAACTTTTATTAGTTCCCAAGATATCGGCAGTTATTGCTCCGTTACCAACATAAGGCGTTGCTTTTACGCCTATACTCATGTCAGTTGACAGGCCTTTTATCGCGCTGTTAACTAAATGCTTTGAGTTCTGAATTCCCTTAGCTAATCCTCCCATGAAATCAGGCATCCAACTTTCATAGTCTACTAGGGGTCCTTGGTCGGGAACACTGAAATGCAAAAAGCTCCTTATGGTATCTGCGACCCCTGAGACCGCTTTACCTACGCTACCGATCATGGATTTTATACCATTAATTAATCCATGGATCATGTCCCCGCCCCAGCTGTACATTTTAGAAGGTAACGAAGTGATCCAGTCCAGCGCTGATTGTATCCCACTGACGATCGCACTCTTGACTCCCATTACGGTGTTTGCTACGCCGTTTTTCATTGATGTGAACATATTGACAGCGGAAGTATAAAGCTTTTGAGGAAGTTCTCCGAACCAAGTAATTAGGCCGTTCCAGATATCCTTAGCTCCTTGAATGATCTGATTCCAAAAATTAATGATCCAAGTCTTGAAACTCGTCCACGCGGTTGTTGCGGTGGTCAATATGTTACCCCAGGCAGTCTTCAATAACCCCGCTATTGCTTGAAGGGTACCCGAGAATATTTGTTTAATTCCTTCCCAGATCTGGCCAAAAGCTACTTTCAAATTATTGAATATGCCTACTGCATCCGTTTTCAATTGCGTAAAGTTCCCGGTGACTAAATCAAGGATTAGAAGAACTGCTCCGAGAACCACATTTTTTATAACATCCCAAACCCCCGTGAGGTATAGTTTGTATCCTTCCATGATCAGCTTTATTCCGTCTGCCATAGAATTCCAAAGAGTTAAGATTCCTTGAATAAACGGGGTGACTATTGCCATGACGCCTGTGACAATTTCGGTCCAAACGGTCGATAAGAAATTTTTAATACCGTTCCAGGTCGTTGTGGTTGCCGTTACCATTCCGGTCCAGATACCGAATAAATAAGCTCTGATTCCATTCCAAGTGGCTTCTGTCGAACTCTTAATTCCATTCCAAGTCGTTGTGAGGAAGGCTCCGATGTTTGAGAAGGTCAGTTTCAGGGATGTCCACAATTCCTGGCACTTGGCTTTGATGGTGTCCCAGTTTTTATAAAGCTCATAACCTGCAAAGGCCACAAGTGCAATCGCAGCAACAACACCGATGACTGGCAATACCAAGGACCCCATTGAAATCCCCGCCGTATCGAGTGCTATGCTTAAAGGTCCGAACGCTGCCGCCAGAGTATTGACGGCGCTTGCTCCACCGACTAAGGTCCCGAGCAAGGCCGTGATAGAAAGCACTGCGGCAGTGAAGTTTGGATTTTGTTTAATGAAATCGGCGATAGGTATGATGATGTTCGCCATGGCAACCGCAAATTGAGCGAGTATTGGGAGAAGCGCTGACCCTATGGCTGTTTTGGCAGAATTCATTTGGTTCTGCATTTGTTTCATTTGTCCGGAGTAGCTTCCAAGGTCTGCCTGGGCGGATCCAGCAAAGCGATCATTTAACCGCTCTTGAACGTCAGCCATGGTAATCGTGGCCGTTTCGCTATTGCCTAATTGCTTTACTTCTTCTTTTGAGAGGATGCCGAGACTTACCAGGGCCCTCGCCTTTCCGTGGTATGCGTCTGCCACTAGGTTTGCCGCATCACTGAGTGATGAGTTCTGGCCTGCTGCTACATTTGCGAGCGTTCCCTCCATCCCTAATGCTTTTGAAGCATCAATACCTTTTTCAGTCAATGTCTGTAATGCGGCCTTAGCCTCTCCGCCGGAAAATGAGGACATTTCTGTGATGGCTGATGTGAAGCTTTTGATATCTTTACTCGCGTCGGCAGCGGAGAGTCCTTGATCTTGTAGTAAGTTCGTTAATATACTGGTGCTTTGCTGCGCGTCAGTTGCTGACTTGACTGCGCTTGCTAGAAAGGCTCCGGCTGCTAAACCGACTGTTCCGAAGGCTGCTTTTAAATTCTGTAGCTTGCTGCCTGTCGTCTCGGTTGCTTGTCCCAGCGCTTCTTCGTGGGTGACGCCTTCTTCAAGTAATCTGTTGGTCTGTCCTAGTTCTGTTTCCATCCCAGCTAGGGCTGCTTTGGCGTTATTTAGTTTTATCTGTAGGTCCTGAGTCGCCTTTGCGTCGAGTCCCTTTTTTTCTGCTGATTCCTGAAATGCTTGATCTAGTGCTTTGACCTTTTGCTTCTGCAAATCGATCTGTTGGTTGAGACTGTTGCTCTTCAGTCCTAACTGCTCTGTGCTGGTCCCGAATTCTCCGAGTTGGGCTGATGCCAGTTTAAACTCGGATTGAACCACTCTCATTTGTGTATTTATTCCGCTGATCCCATTTTGGAAGCCTGTACTATCCAGGCTGATCTTTACTGCAAGGTTGCCAAGTTCTCCACTTGCCATGGTCTCACCACCTTTTAAAAGACCGTATCGATATAATGTTTTGGTTCCTTTTTATTGGCTTTGAAAATCAAGAGGTCCATGTAATAGAAAAAATCCATTTCATCAATATCGTTTAGGGCCCATCCTTGGTCAATTAATTGTAGATAAGTCTCTTTTATAAACTCTGCCAGAGTCAAAGGCTCGCTTATGACTCCGTCGGTACGTTTGGGAATTGCTCTGCTTTTGCTCCGATCTGTCCGACCACGCTATTGATACATTCCATAATTGTAGGAATTAATTTGTCAGCATCAAGGCCATCATAAAGTTCATCAATCGTGAATTGGTCGCCAAATAATTTAGCGACGTAATCCACTAAGTTGTCGAGATCGGCTGATTTGAGATCATTGAAGTTTGTCTTCTCGGTCATTTCGATGGCCTTACGGACCATTCTGCCTTTCGCTGGTGGAGCGATGTAGGTTTTGTCATTAAAAATAAGTTGCATAGGTGCCTCCAAACTAAAAGAGCCCCCTTAAGGACTCTTTCGTTACTCTCACTCATTAAGCTGTCGTGAAATTCGTGACACTGGTTAAAACTTGCAAAAGTCGACTCAATCCAATAATGTATAGTGTATCAATGAGGAAAAGCATGACCTCAATTGCCCTACTGATAAATTTCTCGAGAAAGAAGATGTTTTAATGGAATTACTCGATGCCATGAAAGCCAGACGAAGCATTCGGAAGTTTAAATTCACTCCCATCCCTGAGGCGTTCATTACTCAACTTATCGAAGCCGCGCGACTAGCTCCATCTGGTAGTAATGTTCAACCTACGCGTTTTGTTGTGATTAAAAGTGAAGACGTTCGTGCGCAATTGAGCCAAGCTACCCCTTTACCCTTTGTCAGCCAGGCTCCGGTTGTCATCGCATGTTGTGTTGACACAGAGTCCTTAGGAGGCATGGTCACTCGGGCGCGAGAACTCAAGGAGGCGGGAGCCTTCGCAGGTACCCCCCTTGATAAGATCGACCCAGAAAAATATGCTAAGGGCAAACCAATGGATCCGGCTAAAGCCGAAGCCTATCTTCGCTTAAACGCTGCCATTGCTATTGATCACATTACATTACGTGCAGTTGACCTTGGTCTTGGTACTTGTTGGATTATGATGTTCGACCAAGAGAAAGTAAAACAGATCCTAGGGTTAGGCGATAATTATAATGTCGTGGCCTTAATTCCCGTTGGTTACGCTGACCAAGATCCCAACGCCCGTCCTAGAATTGAATTAACTAAACTCTTACTTAAAGAGGTTTAAAGCCAAAACATTTGTGGTCCACCGAAATCCTAAACTTCCTGTAAACTTTCTTGAACGGAAAGACCCCAGCATTGCCGGGGTCTTTCCGTTTTGATTAAAGGCCCGTTCCCACTTGTTATGCTGTCGTGAAATTCGTCACACTGGTTGTTGCTAAATAGTTTCCAGCCACATCAGATACATTGGTCGTACAAATTGCGACATATGCAGTGGCAGCCGTTAAGCTCGATGTTGGGTGGAGGGTTAAAATCTTGCTTGTACCGTCAAGTGTCAACGTGCCGGGGATAATCGTTCCGTCAGTTGCTTTTAATAGAAAGAAGTTGGCAGAAGTTACCTTCGATGGGTCAATGGCTTCATTAAACGTCCAGATCATGTTGGCGGTGATTAGCACCGCTGCTGCTGCATCGGCTGGGGTGGTAATAAGCGTCGGCGCGGTAGTATCGACTGTCGGAATTGTTACGGCTGTAAACCAAGTTGAATCGATCCCCACAGGGCAGTTCGGGTCGATTGAATCAACGTGATACTCCCACATTCCGTTGTATTGAGTGGTCTGAAAAAGTGCTTTTACTTTGGGCGCTTGAAACTTCACTTTCCCTTGCTGTCCTTCCAAATTGTCATCCGGAAGTTGGAAGGCTCCTTTATAAAGCACCCCGTAGCGTTTGGCACCACCGCGCAAAGTTGCCTTATATAGCAAGGCGACATAAGGGGCTATGTCTGACCCTGAGGCATAAACTCCACCCGTCACTGCAGTGGTTTGACCCAGCAATTCTACCCTTTGCGCACTGGTTAGATCCGCAAGGTCAACTTCTATGTCGACACTATCAAGGGTGGTTGCCTGATCCCAAAGAATATTCTCTGCAAATAGTTTTTCGGTGTTTTGCTTAGGCTTGATGCCTAACGTTTGTACCCCGGCATAGTATTTTGGCACGGCATAGGTCAGTCCTGTAATATCGTCTTTTGTTTGTTTTGCGACGTAAAGTTTTTCTATACCAATAATCGGCATACTTCGTTCACTCCTTCCCGACTAAACTACATAAGAAAAGCGCATGGCCTTGTGATAAATCTGAGTGTCAGATTCATACAGGTCAAGCGCTGTTGTTCGTTTGAAGCCTTCTGCTTCCAAAGTCAATTTAACCTGATCAACCAACGGTGAGTTGTCGCCTTTTGACCACACATCAACTTGCACATAATAGCCAGTAGCTATTTCATCATTTTCTGCCCAAGCCTCCCCCTGTTCGTTATAGCAAAAGAAGGTAATGTAAGTTTGAGCTGTCCCTAAATACGTTTGCCAGAATACCGGAACGCCCAGCGGTTTGAGAGCTTTCACTAGGATGCTGTTAATCATAATCCCAAGGACTTCGCAATCGTGTGTTTCATCGTTTCTTCAGCCTCTGCTTGCTTGTGTTCATAGGCTGGTTGAACGAAGGGCTGGGCTTGCATCTTGCTTGTACCCCATTCCAGGAATTTAGCTCTCCAGTTCGTAGTTTTACCGGGACCGATTTCGAGATATTTAACGCCATCTTTCGTTTTAACACCGGATACTTGAATGTCGTCTCGGATGTGGAGGTGAGTGATCGAGCTCACCTTGACGAGGCTTTTCATTTCATCGGCAATAGGTTGAGCAGCGGCCTTGAGTGCTTGATTCTCGACCCGACTAGCCTTATCACTCACAAGCTTAAGTTGGTTTAACAGTTCATCAAGTCCTTGAAGTTCCATTTCAGCCGCCATTTTGTAACACCTGCCTTGTGTGTAGTTCTAGCCAGCGCCTTCGCCCTGTCGGATCAACTGGCGGTACCTTAATCTCAAACGAATCTGCACCATGGATAACTTTCATGCCTGCTTTAATGCCGCATCGGTACCGGAGAGTAAACAAAATATCCGTTTCAGCTTGTGCTGCTGCAGCCTGATAAAACAATTTCCCTTTAAGCCCGGTTCTTTTTGCATAGGTGGTCATGAGCGTTTGCCAATCTTCCAGTGGGTTGCCGCTATCATCCGTCTGGTCACGGGCAGCGTTATATTTAATCATGATTTTATGTCTTAAATCCCCCGAATTCATAGCACCCCTCCCTTACAATGGCGCTATTCTGTCCATCCATAGGAGCGCCGACACGGCAAACGCTATCTCCCCAGGTGCTTGTCCTGTATCACTTAGGGGTGTCCGATTCTCATACCAATGGCTGATGAGTAGTTTCATGGCTTGCTTTACTTTTTGCGGGACATTCTCTGCTGTATCACCGTAACCACAAGTAAACTCAATCACAATCGCATCCAGTGGGAAGGGTACGAAGGAGGGCCAGTGCTGTGCATAAGGGGAAGATAGCCTACCCGAAACTCCGCGCGTGCTGACAACATATTGTTCGGTTTCGTTCAGTGTTGTCTCTATCCCGGCGGAGTTCTTATAAGTGACTCGGTCGACGGTTTGCAGGTTCCCTCTCGGTAGTTCAATCACTCGACTTGGCCAGTAGTCAAAACTCATTTGCCAAGTTTGAGTGATGTAGGCGCGGTTTTGAAACGCTTCACAATACTCCCGAGCGGCTATAATTAAGGCACTCAAGTAGTCATCCTCGGAAGTATCGGTCACATCGTCCACTCTGAGATAGGTCTTTACTTCCTGAACCTTCAATGGTTCATTGGCGGGTGGTGTGGTTAAGACTAAATTCATAACACCCCCCTTTCACGAAAAAGAAGACGACAATGCGTCTTCTTTTTAATCGATGATGTCACTAGGCGGAGTTGATCCACCATAACGCAAATCGCTCAGTATATACTGAGCTGCCGTAATATTGGACACATCAGAGGCCGCAGTTTTTACCGTAATGCAATCGAAGCCGTTGTTCACATCCATGTGAGAAGGATCAATTTGGAATATGATTAGTTTCCGTTTGAGGGTAGCAGAAGTTGTGAAGGCTACTGCATCGTTTTGTCGGACCAGAGCGTCGGTTGCAGCACAATCTTGGTCTGCCCAAATGGGGACGGCATAAGTTATGGCTTTACTGCCGGTACCGGTTACGTCTGTGGCTTGCTCGATCGTTATGCCCATAGTGGCGGCATTGGCTTGATTGACGTGAACCAACACAAAGCACTTTTCAGCATCCCGTAGAGATACATAGGCCCCGATAATGACTCCACCTGCTTGCGGTGTAATCGCTTCGACTGGCTTACAACATTCAGGAATATTACACATAGGTTTATGCCTCCATTATATTTATTTTAGACACGTTATTACCTTGTTGCCGTAGCGACAAACGGGCTTAGAGTATTAGACCCCTTAAACGGAGTCAGTGCATTATTCCAAACGGGTTGTCCATCAACTCTGTAAATGAATCTGAAACAATTCTCGTCATACAGGAAGCGCACGTGGATTGACGATGCTGCGTTAATTCCACCTTTGTCAATAATCAGATATTGAGACAAATCGCCCAGGAGGATATCTCCCGACGTACCCAGAGTAGGACATTGCTCCAAGGGAACGACAGGTCTGCCAAACAACGTACTATAGGGTGATCCAGAAACTCCGCCTGCTGGCATATATACTGGGAGTCCGCCTGTGCCCACAGCCAGTGACATGGTATAGAGCTGGGGTTCGATGTCTTGGTTAATATACCAGACAGCATTTTGGCGGGAGCGTCCCCAGCAGCGTGACCACATACCCACGATGTTTTGAATGTTGATGGTACCTGTTGCTTGACCGACTACTTTGGGAACCTGCACTAAGGCCTTGCCATTCAAAATACCTAAAGGCATACCCGCACCCGTTCCATTTAGAATTGCGTCGTCCAGCTTGAACCCGAACTCTTCCGCGAAACCTTGACTGATCACGGCTTCCAAGGCGGTAGAGTCTAACAGAAGTTCATCCGTTGCATAACAAAGGCCCGTTAATTTATGGAGGTTGAGTTCCATCTGACGAAACTTAGGTTTGCTTCCGGTCATTGCATCAGCCTCACCTTCCCAGTAAGCCTGAATGCCGCCCCAGCGAGAACCGTTCGCGCGGTTACTCTCATCAATGGCATTGATTTTAAGGCCCGTTGCATTGGTGCTCAGGGGTACTTTGTTACAACGACTAGCCAACACCCCAGTGTCATAAGCCCGTTTAAGAATCTCCTTGGTGAAGTCGTCGTCGACTAGGAACCCACCGTCGCTGCCCACATTTTCATTTAATCCCGTAGCCGCTTTAATGGATAATCTGTTGTCGATAGAACCCCCGGGCTTAGCTGCTTCAATCACGGCACGCAGTTGTTCGCCAAAATTGGAGAATCTCTCTATTTTCGCTTTGGGTTCAGCGTACAACGGAAGATTGACTGGATTGGTGATATCTTTTTGACGCGCTTCCAGTGCCACAGCCGCCTTGATGGTGTTTTCAAGATTGACTATTTCCACTTGCAGCGCATCGAAATCGACTTGTTGCTCGGCGCTAAATCCTTTCCCAAGTGCCATGGCTGTATTTAAGAGTGCTTGCTGTGCATCCAATTTCTGTCTGAGTAATGCTTTAAAGTCCATGAACTAATCGCCTCCTATTTAAATTTAATTGTGCTTGATATAGGACGATCCCCAGCTGGTCAATGTCATTGTCAGCTGTTTCATCGTCACTCGTTCCCATACCGTTGTCCCCACTATCGCCGTTATCCAGTTGAGCTAGAACTTCAGTCAAACACTCCATCGCTTGCTGAATGAGTGCTTCGTTGGCGGATGATATTGTTCGGCCTGCGTTTTGAATCTCGGGCAAATTATTAGGCAGTGGTACAGCGACGACGCTTACCACTGCCTTGTTGCTGGGTTGTTGATCGGCTTGTTCTTTAGGCTGTTCATTGGTTGGCTCGTTGACCAACGGCTCTGCTTCTGAACTGGCTAATGCTTGTTTCGGCGGGTTACGGAATCTGCCCAGATCAAATGACAAACCGTTCAGGGTCAGGTAATCTTTGTTCATGGAGGCTGCAATTAGCTGGGTCCCTTCAATCACATCGGCAAAGCCCAAGGCCACTGCCTCTTCGGCATTCATCCAGGTTTCAGCATTCACCATTTCCATGATCTTCTCTTCATCAAGGCCTGTTTTTGCTTGGTAGGTTGTCAGGATGCTTTCGTCAATTTTATCCATGTCATCCGCGAGCTTCCTCAGATCATGGGCGTTACCGATGGCCATGGTCCAAGCTTTGTGAATCATCAGCATGGCATTTTTCGGCATATATATCGTGTCGCCCGCCATGGCAATCACTGAAGCAATGCTGGCGGCTAGGCCATCGATATATACGTTTTTCTGAGCTGAATGGCGTTTGAGCATAGAGTAGATGGCTTGTCCGGCAAAAACATCCCCGCCGCCGCTGTTAATGTAGATGTTGAGTACTGAGATGTCACCCAGTCCCTTTAAATCCTGGGCGAAATCTGAAGGCGTTATTTCATCTCCATACCAAGTCGAACTTGAAATGTCTCCGTACAACAAAAGCTCCCCTTCAGAGGGAGCCTTTATATTTGCCCTAAATTCCCAAAACTTCTTTTTCAATGTCTCACCTCCTTTCGTTGATCATTTTGTAGGTGTCCTCAGCTAGAGCATTAGGCGATACAGAGTCCTCTGTGGATGGGGTTTGACCTGCTTCGGCGAAGTTCAACGGCTGCATGTAAATATCCCCATTGGCTATAGGAGTCATGTTTTCAAGCTTCCTAATGTCGTTGACCGATAACCAACCCCACTGTCTGCCTTGCGCATAAGAAGTGGCACGACTTAGAACGTCCCCTCTCAGAAGGCTGTCGATTTTAAACTCAATATAAAATCCAGCCCTGCGTTCCAGAGGTGTTAAGAGCTGCATATTGATGTTTTCTTCCCACCGTTTGAACCAGGGCAGCATGGTGTACATAACAAATTCAAGGCTTTGTTGTTCAATGTTTGAAAAGGTGGCTCTATCTAAATTCTGTATCAGGTGCAAAGGTACTCGATAGATCCGAGCTACGTCTTCCAACTGAAATTTTTTGTTCTCGATCAGTTGAGCATCCGCTGGCTTGATCGATAATTGACTAAACTTCGCGCCGCCTTCTAAGATGATGGGCTTACCAGTATTGGCCAGGCCCTGATAACTTTTGGCGAAGTCCTTTTTCAGACGTTCATACGCAGTATCTGCCAGTGCACCTGGATACTCAATCACCCCTGACGAATTGGCCCCATTTTTATAGAAGTTGATACCAAAGCGCTCATACGATAATCCCAAGCGAATGGCCGAAGAGACATACTCAATCGGAGACAACCCCACAACACCGTCCATGCTCATTCCGGCGACGTGAAAAACCTGATCTCTTGATAACTCGAGTTGTTTCGTTCCATCCCGAATCTTGTAGACTAACCTGTTCGTGGCGAGGTCTCGGGTGATCGTTACCTTCGACCATTCGTAGGGATATAGCCCCACGAGATCACCATATTTGTTAACTAACTTTTGGCTGACGGAGTTGCCGCCAAGGTTTAGAGAAACCATACAGGTTTCTTTGAAATTGAACGGAGACATTTCTTCGTTGGGCTGGTTATGCAGAATATCGTAGATGGCTAGGTCATTTCTGGTTTCGCGGTCTCCATTCTCCTTCTTCCGGTAAAGCATCACGGGTGTACCGGCCAATGCTTCTGCAAGGACCCTTACACAAGCAAAAACAGCCGTGTATTTCATGGCTGCTCTAGAATCCATTTGGCCTGGATGGTCTAAGTCTGAAACGTCGTCGCCATTTAAGAAGCGTTGAATGTAGTCGTCAAAGCCTTGACCGAAGAAGAATTTAGCGCGTTGGAAGAATTTCAAATATTATCACCTCCTTGTATAGCCTGCTTCCATAGAGTAGCTATAATTATTGGGCTATCCATGCTGAAGAGACCCAATGTATGTGTAATCGTTGTTTCCATGTAATAATTAAAAGTTTATGCTCTAATTTAGAAGGAAAATAGTGTCAAATGTAGAATATAGTCAATAGTAAATTAATACAATTGCTTGGAGGAGACAGAATGGATAACAATAACGAAAATCAATTTAACGAAAAGCAGTATAGAAAGTCTGTGGACGACGCATATGAACAAGAACTGAATGAAATAAATGCCCAACTTGAAAAAGAGATCCTTTTTGCGTTAGTAGGTGATGTGAATGTTGGCAAATCTTCCACAGTTAATCAAATTATGGGTGAAGATGTCGCTAAGGTTGGGGCAAAACCCGGCGAAACAGTAGAAATTGGAAGATATCAATATAAGGGAAAAGACAAAATCGTTTTTATTGATACTCCGGGGTTAAATGACATCAACCAGGGTAATTCCAATGAGACTATTGATTATTACAAGAATGCGGATGTAATTTTGTTCCTATTGAATTCCGCTGGTACTGTCTTTTCAAATGAAGAAAAAAAATGTTTTGATCAAATTCAGAAGATTAACAAGCACATTGTTATTGTATTGAATAAAATAGATGCAACTAGCGAATCCGACATCCAGATTCAAACTAAGTTCATAGTAGAAAATGTTGGTAGCAGTTACCCGATAATACCTATCTCGTCGAAAAATGGACAGAATATTGATAAACTAAGAGACGTTGTGCTAAATGTGCTGAAAGTGAAAGGGAAGGATATTCTTTTTTCTCGATTTCTAAAGGATAAATCACCTATTGCAAATAAATGGATTATAGGGGCGGCTGCTTCAGCCGGAGCAATAGGACTTTCTCCATTACCCGGATCAGATATTATTCCAATTACATCGATACAGGTTGGTCTTTTAATTAAGTTAGCCACACTTTACGACAAGCCAATATCAAAAGAAACAGCTAAAGAGCTAATAATATCAACGATAGTTGGCAACGTAAGTAAAACCATCTTTAGGCAAATCTTAAAATTTATTCCAGTAGCTGGAGAAATAGTAGGTGCTGCTGTAGCGGGTACTATGACCGCTACCTTAGGATATGCGGTTAAATACGCATATGAAAACAACATTGAACTTGATCCAACTAGCTTAAAGGCAATTTTTGAAATGATGGCTAAAAAGAAGACTCAATCTGCCTAGTTATTACTCTCTTTACTTGATAGCCATCAACATCAACCTCACTTAAAGAGTACTCCTTACATTGAAGATGAAGTAGATGCTCTTTAGTGAATACTAAAGAGCATCACATACCACTTGTAATCCACCTTTTTAGTTGAAGAATTATAATTCCCTTACAGTATCAGCAATCCACGCTTATCATAAATACTCCCACCATCATCCTTATGTCTTAAAGCTCTGTCCAGAGCCATAATAAGCGCTACAGCACCGTCAATTCGTTCGGTGCTTTTTTCTTTATCCGGTTTGATATTCCCCGCGGGGTCGGTTCTGACATAGATGTTATCCATCATCCAGCGTAACGCCGGATTGCCGCCATGGGCTATTTTTTCATCCATAGTCAGCCTCATCAATTCCTTCGTTGAAGGAGACATATCCTTAAATCCCTGCCCAAACGGCACCACTGTAAAACCCAAACCCTCTAAGTTCTGAGACATTTGCACTGCGCCCCAGCGGTCAAAGGCAATCTCGCGGATGTTATAGTTAACTCCAAGTTGTTCAATGAAGGTTTCAATAAATCCGTAGTGAACGACGTTACCCTCTGTTGTTTTAATAAAACCTTGCTGCTCCCAAGTATCGTAGGGCACGTGATCGCGTAGCACTCGCTTGTCCATATTGACTTTAGGTATCCAAAAGAAGGGCACAACTTGATATAAGGCGTCCTCGTCGTTTGGTGGGAATACTAGGACAAAGGCAGTAATATCAGTCGTACTTGAGAGGTCAAGTCCGGCATAACATTCGCGTCCTTTTAACCTTTCAAAGTCAACTGGAAAGGCACATTTGTCCCATGCTTCCATAGGCATCCAACGTATTGATTGCTTGACCCAAATACAGAGTCGCAATTGCTTAAAGGAGTTTTCCTCAGCGGGGTTTTGTCTAGCATTATCACATGCAATAGCCAGCTTATCTTCAGCAACAGTAATCCCCATGCTTGGATTGGCCTTCCGCCAAGTTTTAGGCTTTGTCCAGTCATCGGTTTCACTCGCTGCGTAAATGGTGGGGTAAAAAGTCTTGTCAGTTTTTCTACCTTCTAATATATCAACCGCCTTCTGATGAATCTCGAAACCGATACTGTGTATATCGTTGCCTGCTGTGGTGATCAGAAAATTTAATGGCTGTCGTCTCGCATCCGACGCGCCTTGAAGCATGACCCGTGCCATTTCTCTATTCGCAACGTGTAACTCATCGTAGAGAACGGCATGGGGATTGATACCGTGTTTAGAAAACGCTTCACTTGAAAGAACCTGGTAAAATGAGTTCTTCTCTGGAAAAACAATCCGCTTCTGTGACGCTACGATCTTTAACCGTTTTTGAAGTGCTGGACACAGACCAATCATATCGACGGCCACCATATAAATTAGACTGGCTTGTGCTCGATCTGCTGCACAACTGTATATTTCTGCTCCATATTCATCATCCGCCACCAGCATAAACAGGGCGATCGCCGCCCCAAGCTCTGTCTTGCCTTGCTTTTTAGCAATCTCAACATACGCCGTATTAAACTGACGGTTCCCGTCTTCCTTTACCACACCGAAAATGTTACTAATAATATCCTTTTGCCAATCGAGTAACACAAACGGTTTGTTATGCCACTCTCCTTTGGTATGCCTAAGGTTTTCAATAAACGCGATCGCATAATCCGCTTTGGCTTCAACATAATGTGAGGTCGGCTGCATAAACCGGGTTGGAGTAAAGGCTTTCGTGTTTTTTCTAGCCAAAATCTCACCCCGACTCTTTAATTACTTCGAGTAGAAATCCACCAAAAAAGAAACCTCCCAATTTTGAGAAGTCCCTTTGCTTTTTTTAGTAGCTGTCAATCCACTCCATTGCCTCTTCAAGGCTGTCGCACTCCCATTCGAGTTACACAATTTACTCATTAGCCCTGAAACTGGCACCACAAGCGGATTTCAGATGTGCTTAATTTGCAGACAAACTACGGTCTCGACGTGCCCTGTCTCTGAGACATAAATCTCCTCTTAACCGAACTAGAAATGATATCCTCCATCGTACGGATACCTGTCATCCTCATATATGAAAACGAA